AGGTGCGATCGTCGTTACCGGCCGACTTGGTATCGGCAGCGGAACGCCCGTTCGGCGCCGAGGCGTAAGCGTCGCCGTAGTTCAGCCAAAGCGTGCCATCGTCGCGCAGCACGCGGCGAGCTTCGCGGAAAAGATCGACGAGAGTGGCGATGTGCTCAGCCACGGAGGCCTCGAGCCCGATCTGCCCATCGACACCATAGTCCCGAAGCCCCCAATAGGGCGGCGAGGTCACGATGCAGTGCACGCTTTGCGACGGCATGAACTCAAGCGCCGAGCGGCTATCGCCGTGGATGATCTGGACGCTCATGCTGGCGCCCCCAGCAGCATCTGGGCCTTGGCTGGCTCAAGGGCCTTGGCGCCCCGCACGTCTGGCGTGCAGAGCCGACCCAGAGCGTCGCGGCGCAACTCGCCGGTCCACGACAGATGGTCGAGCCGCAGCTTGGCCTTGGTCGTCGCGCCGTCGGCCATCAGCCGCACGAAGCCCGAACCGATCTTGGCGTAGAGATAGCCGTCGCGGGTGTAGAGATCGCATTGACGATAGACGCCGTTTTCGACGAGGATTGCGGCCTCGCCTTCAACTTGCTGAAAGAAGCTCATTTCTTCACCTTCTCCACCGGCCGGTACGCCATCGCGGCGTGGGCGGTGCAATAGACCCCGTCGGTCGCGCAGCCGCAGAACAGCGTCGGGTTCTCGCCGATGGGCCAGCGGCATTCACCGCGCACGGCCAGATCGGTCAGCGACTTCGGCGTGGTGCCGGGTAGCGCCACGAATGCCGCAGCGCGCGGCGGGGGTGCGTCGGCCGCGATCTCGGGGCGGTTGATCGGCAATGGCGGCAGCGTGACCCGCTTGGCCGGTTTCGGCTTAGCGAGGCGTTTGGCGGCTTTCCGGCCGCTGCGCTTTTGGGCGATCGTCACTACTTCCTTGGGTCTGGCCGGTAGCTTGAGCCGATGCACCTTGCCGATGACCGAGTTGCGTGACAGCCGCGTGCCGAACTGGTCCGCTATGGCTGCGGCGATCTCGGTTCCGGATTTGCCCTCGGCCCAGAGCGTCTTCAAAAGCTCGGTCTGCGCCTCGGGCCATTCCGGGCGAGCGGCGTTCAGGCTGTGTGGGTTGCGTGGCATCAGTCAAACACTCCATGAGACAAATCGGACAATGCGGTCATGCGAAACCGCGCCGTGATGGCGTCGGCCAGACCGTTGGATATTCCGGGATAGGTTCTGCTTCGGTCCTTCCAGCGATCGTCGCTCGGGGACAGCCTGTTCTGGCCGGTGTCGGTCTGGTTGGCCCAATAGGCCTTTCCATTACGGCGCAGGGTAGGCGGGATAAACTTGGCGGGGTCTCGGGTAAGGCGGAACGGCACGGGGTCCCCGTTCTTGTCGAACGCCCAGAAACAGGTGGCCTTGCTCGCGTCGTCGCCGTGCTCGTATGGCTGCGTGATGTCAGCGGGGCGCCCGAGGCTGGTTCTGGTAGAGAGAGAGTACCTTTCGGGTTCTCGATGACCTTGAAGAAGGGGAGCCGCTTGATGCGCTCTACCTCGGCTTCTGCAACGTCTCTGGCGTCTCGCCGGGCTTTTCCGGTCAAGGTGCCGGGGCGAACCTTCTGGTGGTAGCCGACGCCCGGATAGCGAGTGAAATCCGGGTCGGGGAAGGCCCAAGCGGCCGACACGGTATGGACGGTGCAGGTCGGGTGGAACAGGCCAGCGTCCGGCTTGCGCCGCAAGCTCTTGAGCACTTCGAACACGTCACCGACGATATGGTTCGGCGCGCCGTCCTCGCTCTCAAGAATGTCGCAGCTTACGACCTCCCAGCCGCGCGCCTCAAGCGCTCGCCGGGACGCACCGCTGGTTTCCATGCCGACAAATGCGAGCATCAGTCAAACACTCCATGAGACAAATCGGACAGGACGGGCGCAGAGGGCGGCGAAGGCGCATTGAGCGCCTTGCCCTTGTCGGTGGCCTGCCACAGCAGATACGCCGCCTTCCGGTCCCAGGACGCGCCAGCGAGCCCCGGTATCTCGGTCGTTTCCAGCAACCGCTGCCACTGGCCGGCAAAGAAGTCCAAGAAGGCGGCGTCGGGGCTCATTCGAAGACGCCCAACGTCTCGGCATAGAAGCCGATCATCTGCCGTGTGCTGGGGTCCTTCTTGCGGAGCGACAACATGGCGTTGAAGGCCTTCATATCGTAGCCTTTTGCCTTGGCCTCTGCCTTCACGCTCTTGATGTCCTCGGCGATCTCAGCCTTGCTTTCTTCCAGGTTCTCGACCCGGCGCAGCAGGCTTTCCAGTTCGTCCTTGGCGACGCGAGCCGAGTTGCCCCCGCCGTCGAGATCGGGGTTGTCAGCCATGGGCCTTCTCCACTTCCGCGATCAGATCGGCGACGGTGCTGTGCATCGTGAAATGCTCGTCGTTGATGCGGACCGGTTCGAACTCTTCGTCGAGGGCAATGGCCGTCTCGACGACATCGAGGCTGTCGGCTTCCAGCGTCTCGAAAGTCGCCTGGTCCGTGATCTGCTCGATCGGCTTGCCCATCGTCTCGGCCACGACGGCGCGGACGCGATCTGCGATGCTTGGGGTGTCAGCCATTGGCCTTCTCCCCCGGAACCGCTTCGATCTCTTCGGGGGCGATCGTGTGCCTGAGCATAGCGTTGTGCGCATGGCTCCACCCGGAGCACACGTAGCCAATCGCGCCGTCGACGAACCTGATGTGGCCGACAACCTGCAGGACTACGAGAGCGTCTTTCACACGCACCCTCTGCCCGAGCGCAAACTCAAAATTCTTCTCTTCGGTCAATTTGACCTCCTGTGTTGGGGAATGCAGCGGCTCGTAAGCCGCCGCGCGTTACAAATGATACAGCGCCTAGCCGAAAAGCCCGCTTGCGCCCTGACCATCCTTGGTGCTGTCCGGCGCGTCGCCGCTGTCCTCGATGCTCTCGAAGACATCGTCGACATTGACGCCGCCACCGCCGCCCAGGCTCTCGCCGGCCTTGGTCTTCTGCAGGTAGTCAATGCCGAAGGAGACGCCGTCGCCATTCTGGTCGTTGTGCCAGGCATAGGCGTGCAGCATGGCGAAGCCATAGTCGCCCGACTTGATCTGGTCCTCGCCCTGGCCATAGGTGGCCGGGATGTTGGCCGAACGGAAGCGGATGGGCGCTTCCATGCGGGTGGCGACGCGGATGAACCACTTGTCCTCGCCCAGACCCGCATTGATCTCGCCGGTCTTCTTGTTGCGGGCTTCCTTGCCGTCGCCTTTCAGGAACGGCAATCTGATCAGGCCGGACTTGGCACGCTCGAGGCCCTTGTCGCCCCACTGCTCGACGATCACGTCGCGGATGGCCTTTTCGAAGGCCGACCGATCCGTCGAGTTGTCGAAGATCAGCGTCATCTGCTGCTCGGTGACGGGCTTGCCGTCCTTCATGATGGGGTTGCCCCCGTTGTCCTTCTTGGTCACGCGCGTGAACATGTTCTGCACGTAGGAGAAGCGCCCCACCGGGGTTTTGAAGATTTCAGACGAAGCGAATGCCATCAGGATAGTCCTTTCAGTTGATGGGTTGCTCGAAGAACCGCTCGGCCTTGCCAGGCACGGCTTCGCGGGTAGTCTGGTTTGCCCGGACGAGATTTGTGCCCGTCTCAGGCGTGGATGACAGGCCATCGACGAGCGAAGCCTTTTGGCCTAGCTCCTTGCGGACCTGTTTGGGGGTGCGGACCTTGCCGGGGTTGAGATATTTCCCTTCCGGCAGACCCGCTTCTTTCGCCGCCGCAATGGCCTTTGCTTCGGCCTCTGCGTCGTTCCATTTTTCCCGGCCCTGTTTGGGCACGAGAATGTAGCCGGTGGCGGGATTGCCGCCCTCGGCGAGTGCGTGTTCCCGAGCGCGAACGGCCTTCACCCAATCTTCGATGAGATCGAGGCTATCGAGCCGCAGCGCCCGTTCGTCCGGGCTTTCACTGTCCGGCACATTGGCCAGTCGGGGTTGGTCCTCTTCGAACCAGATGCCGACCTGGTCTTCGACCTTCTTGCGCAGCGCCGGGCAGGTTGCTCGGGCCTTGCAGAAGGTGTCGGCGCAGTGGTCGCCGGGGTTGAGGTACTTCCGCGTCCAATCCGGGCTTGGCGTCACTTCCAAGTAGGAGTTGACGCCCGCCGGGTAGGTGAAGCCCTGATCGTCAACACCGGCCTCGTAGGCGACGTTGACCATCTTTCCGTCGAAGCTGGCCAGAGCTTCACCGCTGGCCTTCATTGCTTCCAGCATGTCGGCCGTCCATTCGACGAGATCGGCGATATGGAAGGTCTCGCTGCGGATCCGACCGTCGGGATGCGAAGCCCGCGGCTGGACGATGGTGACGGTGATCCGCTCCACGTCCAGACCCTTGTTGGCCAGCATGGCACCAAGAGCATAGGTCCGCAGCTGCGGATTGTTCTTGGCGGCCACGACGACCCCACGACCCGTCTTGAGGTCAATCACTTCGAGCCGCTTCTGCGACGGGAAATAGATGACCGCATCGGCGGTGCCGCCGGCATCGAACGGAGGCTTCAAGCTGTCGAGCCGGAAGTTCTGTTCGATATGCAGGACGACTTTGGGATCGCTATCGACAAGCCCGACGACGTAGTCGACATAGGTGTCGACGACCTCGATCATTTCCTCGGTCACTTCGATTTCGTGGGCCTTGGTCTTGATGATCGAGCCGATGTGCTTGTCGGACGGCTTATCGCCGCGGAGTACCTTTTCCGCGACGGTATGCGCAGCCGTGCCCCAGGCGGCGGCCTCGCTTTCTTCCTCCGGCAAATCCATGGTGAGCGCGAGCGCACCCGGACAGGCGAAGTTGCGGTGCGAGGCCGACGCACTCCAGGTGGCGTGATCGCGTTCGGCGTGGTTAGCCATCACGAACACCCCGTGGTGGCGCCGCAGGAATTGCACTTCTCACAAGTCCCATTACGCACCATCTGCATGGACCCACACTCGACACACGAGTTGCCGGTGAACCCGGCGCTTGTGGCCTGATCGCGCGTCATCTTCGGAGCCGGGTCGAACTCGACAGCCGCCACGATTGGACGCATAGCGTCGTCGTGCGCTTCCGTCGGCGGGGTACGCCGATGGTTCGCTTTTGTCTCGATCAGACCCCGGTTGCTCCAAGGCGTATCGGCTGGCAGGCGATGAAAACCCTTGCTCACTTTTGCCTCTGCTTGTTGCGACGGATCAGCTTTTTGATCGCGGGGATGGAGAGGCCTTTGGCTTCCTTGCGCGCTTCGGCCTCGGCAGCGCGCCGTTGGTGCCTGGCTGACATGCGACGGCCAATGGCCATCGCTGCAAGCTGCACCGGAGAACCAGCGTTACGCTTGGCCATCAGAGTTCAGCTCCGCGCTTGAAGGGGTTCTTGGCGGTCATCTCGTTGATGCCGGCCACGGCCTTCGCCAGCGATTCCTGGTCGTCCGGAATGGCGCTGACCTTCGTGACTTCGTCGCCGAACAGCATGGTCAGGACCTTCGGCCCGTCTTCCAGAGCGGCCGGCATGCCGTAGGCCTTCACATAGGCCCCGAGGGCGGCGCGGGCATCGTCGTGCGTCAGCTTCTTGCCCAAGGCTTCCTTCTGCTGCGCGGTCTCGGCGGCTTCGTCGGCGGCGTCCTGCTGCGCGTCGGCCTCATTCTCCGGATCGCGGCGGTCCTCGGGCGACTGGCTGATCTGGCGGTCGGCCACTTCGGCGCCGGTTTCGGCCCCTGCTGCGGCGCGGGCGGCATCAGCCTTGTCGGCTTCTTCGTCCTCGGCGATCTCTTCCTTGGTGCGACGCGCACGACCTTCGGACGGCTTGCCGCGTTCGCGCTTCGGCTTGTCGGCCTGTTCAGCGGACAAATCGGACACGGCAGACGTGCTTGTGCCCTCGGAGGCCTGGGCCTCGCCGCTCCCGATAGAGCCAACAGGCCCTTCGGTGTGGAGGGCGTGCCCGGATCTCACGAACCCTATGGCAGACAGCGCCCGGTTAAGGTAGGTGCCCGCATGGTCGTTCGAGACCATATCAAACGGGACTTCGACTTCGATCTTCAAGCTCATTGAAGGACCTTTCTGATGGACGACCATTTTCTCATGAGAGTCGCTTGAAGGGCGTCGTCGATGCTCCCCTCAAGAGTTGCGACGCGGACGCGGGTCAACCGCTTCTGCGTAACATTGGTGATCCGGTCGGACATCTGACGCATGTCCTTGGGGACGAAGCTGGTCTCGACAAACAGCAACTCGGCGGCTGCGCTCAGGTCGATGGCCTCGCCGGCAGCGACGATCTGGGCCAGAAAGACACGCGGACCTTCGGGGTGCTTGAAAGCCAATTCGGCGTTCAGTCGCTCAGCGGCGCTGCTGGACCCGTCGATCTGCACGACCCCAAACGAGGCCAAACCCTCGGCCAGAATGCGCGCCACGTCCTTGTGCCAGAAGGCCAGGACGATCTTGTCGAGACCGCCGGCAAATTCCTCTTTGATGGCCTCGATCGTGGCCAAAGCCTTGACCTCGCCGATCAGGCGCCGCTTCGGGCCAAGCGCCATTTCGAGGTCCGCGGTGCTATTGTCATCGGCGGCCTTGAGCATCTTGCCGCGATCAGTTCCGGCGTCGATCTCGCGCCGAACCTTGTCGGAAACGACAAGCGGAAAGGTCTCGTAGACCGGAGGCCGGATGCCGACATCTTTCTGGGTGCGCTTGAGCATGAAGTCGCCCATACGCGCAGCGAGCTCTTCTTCGTTCCGGCCTTTTCTCACGACAATGGTCTGCTTGGCCCAGGAACCGTGGCCAACCTTCATGGGGAACCAATCGCAGTAGCGGTTGAGAAAGTCCTTGAACTTGACGACCTCGGGCCAACCCTTCTCCGAATTGGCCAGCAAGCGTTCAACAGCAAGCACCCGCAGGCGGGGATAGGCGTCCAGCGGCGAGTTGGGCAGCGGCGTACCGGTCAGCGCCCAGACGACGGCGCCCTTGCTGGCCAAGGCGATACTGACCAGGATGCGCGCCCCGCCGTCTTCGATTTGGCCATAGAACGCCTGTGTGCGCTGACTGTCGAAGCTCTTGGCCCAATGATCCTCGTCAGAGATGATCAGGTCCCATTTCACCTTGAGCAGTGATGTGCGGACCTTGGCGTTCCGAATGCCGCCCCAGCCCACGATAGCGACGTCCGTGTCAGCCTTCATCGGCTTCTGGGTCGAGACGACCTGGACCTTGCGGGGGAACACCGACCATGTCGGAAATGCGCGCTGCCAGACTGAGCGGCCTGAGGCGGTCGTCACGACAAGTATTTTGCGGGCAAGGATATAATCGGCGCCGATGATGGCCGCGCCGGTCTTGCCGCACCGAGGCTCGTCTGCGAGCAAAGCGGTTCGCCGATCGGCGAGGAACTTGGCTCCGGTAAGCTGGGTGGGCAAAGGTTGCATGGCGGTTCACATCAGGTCAGTCGGGAAAGTCAGGTAAGCGTGTCTGCTGATACGATGGACAAATGATACAACGGCGTCAAGGCGAAATTTTACGGTCGTCCACGCCCACGCCTCGTTCTTCGTAGGCGATCAGAAACATCAGGCAGCAGGACGCGTGGTAGAGATGGGACAGCCCTGTCTCGGGATCGTGTTTTTCGCCGGCCCACCACGCCCACATGTGACGCATAAGGGCGCCAAAGCAACGCCCCCAGGACATGCCCTTCTCCCAATTGCGCTCTGCGTATTTGTGGGCGCCGAACGCCAGTACCTGTGACGTGCCGACAAGCATTTCGGGAGCGATCAAGTCCATTCTCGCCTTGCCGCCGTCCTGCTTCCACGCAGGCTCCTGCTTCTGCTGTTCGGTCATTCGAATACGCCCTCCAATGGCGTGACAGTGATCCACATGCCAGGCTTGTCGCCGTAGGACTTCCGGACCCGGCCATCGATGATCTGGCCGTCGTCGACCCAAACGACCATGTTGGCCGCGTCGACGACCTTGCCGAAATTGTCCCAATCGGGCTTGCCGGTCGGCAAGAGCGCGCCGGTTCGGGCGGCGTCCTGCTTCTTCTTCGGCCAGGACCGCGGGATGGCCTTCACCACGCGCATGTCGACCTTGAGAGGCCCTTCCAGCGGTGGGCGATCGCCCATGACGTCGGTGGCAGCCAGCCGCAACATTTGCTCGTAGGAGCGGGTCTTCTCGGGCGTGTAGGCTACGCCAGTTTCGGTATTGAACCGAGGCCGTCCCTTGGCCACAGGCTCGCCCAGCAGCACAATCTCGATCATGGCCGCTTCTCGGGCTTTGCCGGCCAGCGTGCCTCGGCCTCGGCGACGAGGCGCTCGAGCTCGGGATCGTATTTGGGCGTCCGGATCATCGCGAGCGCGCCGTAATTTCGAGTTCGATGAGCCCGCCATCGATGGCCCATGCGAGTTCCGCTATCTCCCGTAGGCCAAGAGCGGCCTTCCCAGAAAGGAGGCGTCGGATGCGCCGAGGGGAGCAGGATAGGCGAGACGCAACGGTCTCGACGGACGCATCAGATGCAGCAAAAGCCCGGTTGAGCATGGCCAAAGCTGAGAACACCAAGGCGCGGCCTGCGGCGTCTAACTTTTCGCGGCGAATGGGTTGGGTCATGCGCGGATCTCGCTCAGACGCTGGCGCACCGGCCGGCGACCGACCATGTCCAGGTTCTTCTCACAGGTCGCGCGCAGAACTTCCGACCCGCAGTGCTGGGCCAGCATCTGCAACTCGGCCCGGCGCTCGCGGTACGGCATGTCAGCTGCGTCGGCCTGCATGACCAACCAGTAGCGCATGGCTTCTTCGCGTCTTGTGGGGCTACGCATTTGTAACTCCATCGAGATAGCCGACCAGCGAGATCGGAGCGCCGTTGTCAATTTCCAGGTATGACAAAACGACCGGCAGCCATTCGCTGGGGACCGAGGCCCGCTGGAACCACTTCTCGGCGGCGCCGGCGTTAGGAACAGGCGCCCGGTAGGCACGCAGAAAGGCCAGCAAACCAGGCGGGTTCTTGAAATGATCGGTCAAAAATCTCTTGGTCTGAAACACCTGGGGTCGCCCTCGTCTCTAAGAGAACATAATAAGAACATCTGCCGGGCGAACGCAAGGGGCCGCCCTGTTGAAAAGACGATATGTCCGATTTGTATGCTGATGTCAACGGACAAAATGTATGGCGTGTGATATTGACACCGCCCGTCATGTGAAATACAAGCAGCATACAAATCAGACTAGAGGATGCGAAATTGCGAGGCTACCCAAGGAACAGCGAGGACGTGCTGACCGGCAATCGCAATGGCGATCAGCTGATCCGTGATCAGTTCGCCAAGCGGTTGTACCACGCAATCGTCAACAAGGCCTGGACCCAATCGGAGCTCGCTCGTCGCTCTGGCCTGACCCGCAATGCGGTTTCGACCTACGTGACCGCTCGCGCTCTCCCCACGCCGGCCAATCTCGACGCTTTGGCCAAAGCCCTGGGCGTCGCTGCCGATGAGCTTCTGCCGCCGGTTCGGGACGCCTTGGCTCCGGCCACAGCGACGATCGAGACCTGCAGCTTCCGCGAGGTCGAAGGCGGCCAGGCACGGCTGCAGGTCAACAAGATCGTTCCCATGGACACGGCGCTTGAAGTGATCAGGCTGGTGAACAGTGACAAAGCCAAATCTGCTAACTGACGCCGAGGCGGCGGCGCTGATCAGAAGATCGCCCGCCGCCGTGCAACGGATGCGGTTGCATGGCGGCCTCAAGTTTATCCCCGGACGACCCCCTCTGATCGATGAGGGGGACCTACTTGCGCACCTGGAGTGTATCAAATGCCAAAAGGATCAGCGGACAAAAGGCGCGGCGCACCCACCGTCAAGCGAGCCGACAACGGCTACTGGTATATCCATTGGTCCGAAGGGCGACGTAGCAAGCGCCAGAGCACGGGCACTGCGGATGAAGATGAAGCCTATAAGACGTTCGCGCAGTGGATCCTGATTGGCGGCCATGAACGCACGCTTGGCGCCGACGAGAAGGCCTACACGGTCGCTGAGCTCTGGAAGGTTTATGACGACAAGCACATCCAGACTTCCAAGATCACGGAGGGCGGTCGGGCGACGGCGGGCTACGCGTGGAAGAATCTGGAACCGCATTTTGGCCATCTCTTCCCGGCTGACATCGACCAGGCCCAGGTCGATGCCTATACGGAGCGGCGCACGCATGCCGCCCGCGACAAGCTGGGGCGCAAGGCCACCACGGGCACCGCGCGCCGGGAACTGGCCTATTTGATCGCCGCGCTGAACTTCTGCGCCAAAGGCAAGAGGCCAATTCTGGACCCCAAGGCGCTGCCGCTGATCGACCTGCCGGCCGCTGATGCGCCGCGCGACCGCTGGCTGCGCATCGAGGAAGTGCAGAGGCTGCTGGACGCTGCGGCGACAATGCGCCGGCAGGGCAGGGGTGGCGGGCGCATGACCCGCGCCGAGCGGTTCCTGTGGATCGCGCTCGAGACAGCAGCCCGAAAGCAGGCCATTCTCGATTTGACCTGGGACCGGGTCGACTTCGAGACGAACACCATTCATTTCGACGTGCCGGGCCGGGCCAGGACGAAGAAGCGGCGCGCGGCAGTGTCGATCTCGTCGGCTCTGCGGCCGGTGCTGGAACGAGCCTACAAGGAGCGCATTGGCGATCTGGTGCTCGACAATAAGGCTGCGGTCTGGAAGTCCATTCAGGTGGCCGCCATCAAGGCCGGATTTTCCGATCAGCCGATCGTGCGCGGCGCCAAGCCCAGGGCCACCGGCATCAGCCCCCACGTCTTGCGGCACACCGCCGCGACCCACATGGCCCGGCGCGGCGTCCCGCTCTGGAAGATTGCCCAGGTTCTCGGGAACACGCTGGCTATGGTAGAAAAGGTTTATGCGAAATGGACGCCCGACGACCCCGCGGGCACCGTGGATATGATCAGTGGCGGGGTCTTGGAGGCAGCAGAATGACCGAAATGTTAAACCGGGTGGGAGGGGCAATCCTGCTTGCAGAGACGCAGTGGGGGCCAAAAAGCGGCGTCTCAAAAGAACGCGCAATGGCGTTAGCCGCTCTTGAGGCGCTGCGGGAGCCGACTGAGGCAATGTGCAATGCAGGGACCGAATTCCTAGGGAAGTACCTCGATGTCGGCGGGGCCTACGCCGCCATGATCAGCGCCGCGTTGGATGTTGAGAAATGAGGCTTCTGGTTTGTGGTGGGCGAGACTTCTTCGACGTCGTGGCGCTTCGAGAAGCGATGAACGCAGTGGTCGGGGAAGAGACTGATGTGGTCGTGATCCACGGGGCCGCCCGAGGCGCAGACAGCCTTGCGGATCAGATTGCTCGCGAGGCAAAAGTCCCAGTGGAGGCGTACCCGGCAGACTGGGAGAAGCATGGTAAGAGGGCCGGCTTTCTTCGGAACTCAAAGATGCTGCGGGAGGGGAAGCCCGACGTGGTGCTGGCTGCTCCCGGCGGTAGGGGCACCGCAATGATGGTGCGGATAGCCAAGGAAGCGGGCGTCCGCGTAGTCGAGATGTGAGCATTTTCTTGGGCGCAAGTGCCCAATTTGCGCACGGTTTGTAACGAGAAATGCCATACACGCGCATTACAAGACAACTTCCAGACCGACCCCAAACGCCCGGATTTTCTCTAAACTTCCTGTCCGATTACACAATTTGGCAAAACGGACAGAATGACGGTAACGGTATTGTGGATCTAGAGGTCCTCCGTTCAATCCGGAGAGGCGGTACCACCCACCACCCAAGGAAATCCGGGCGTTTCAGCCGATGCGATACAAGCATCGGACACGCTCGATACAGGCCATTTGGGCACTCTTTTGGGCACTAAAGTAGGCTTCCGCCGCTCGCGCTGTTGCCGCCGTCCCCGTAGGTGTTCCGCAGCTTTCCGTTCATCGAATAGACCGGCATCGTCGGTCCGCCGCCTGCTGGCGTGTAGTCGGAGCGGCCGGAAAGCGCCGCGCGAAGCTGCTCGATATTGTGATTGGCGGGGTTAATCTTTGGTCGCTCAGCCTGAACAACGACCCGCAACGGCTGCTGCCGAGGGGCAATTGCCGGGGGCGCCATGGCGGCACGCGCCTGGGCAGGGCGCTGGCTGACCGGCGTGGGCATGGTCATGGCCGCCTGCCGGGCTGCCAGCGGGCGGGTTTGGCCATTGTCCGCGCGGATCTGAGCCCATGTCATCGGCGCCGCCGCGGGCGGGGGCGGTGTGTAGGGCGTGACGGCGACCCGCGTACTGGTGTTGCTGCCCGGCCGGGGACGGGGGAGGGCCACCGTCCAGTCCTCACCTTCGACCGGAACGCGCTTCTCGCCCATGCCGACGGCCACTGGCGTGTTGCTGCGATCGATCACCTTGGTGCCGGGCGTCAGTCGCTCCTGGCCCTTCTGATTGTTGATCGACCCTGCTGCAGAGGGCGTCGCACCGAACAGGGCCGCGATGTCGCCAAAGGCCGGCATGCGGCCGATGTCATTTGTCACTTGCGCTGGCCGCTTTGCCACCTGGCCATTGTCGGCGCGAGCCTGCGCCGTGGTCATCGTCGCGACTGGCGCGCGCTTCGGCGTGACGGGCACGCTCTGTACCGTTCGGGTCGCAGGTGGCTGTCCGACACCGGTCAGGCTCGTTTCGAACATGTCCTCGAAGAACGACCGAGACGGGCCGTCACCGACCGGGTCAATCGCGGCCACGCGGCTCGGCATTATCTGCGCCAGGGCCGCTGCCAGATCCTGCTTGGAAGCCGCCCCGACATTGGCGAAGGAATCGTTGATGCCCGTGCCGAACACCATATGGTTCGACGGGGTGGCCTTCGCCTGATTTCGCTGAATGTACTGGCCCAGCCCTGCCGCCGTATCCTGCCGCTGGCCGCTTCCCTTGAAACTACCCGAAAACAGAGCGGCGATCTGGTCCATTGGGCTCGCCGGCCGGGGGCGCGGAAGCGGCACGTTTCGGGTTTCAGGCGTCAGCAGAGCGGCCAGCGCCTGAGGCGGAACCGTGCGGGACGAATAGAAGGTGTGATCGCCGTAGTCGCCCGTGTGCTGCATCGAGTTCTGCCAGCCGGGGTTGACTTGGTTGGGGTTGTAGTAGTGGTCCGCTCCGCCTGTCGGGTCGCCGGGCCGCAGAGCCAGTTCCCATGCCGCTTGCGCAGCCGCTCGCGCTGTCGGGTTGCTCTGGGTCTGAATAGCCAGCGGGCCCGGCGAGGAATACCCGGTGTATTGGGCCGGCTGGCGAATGACCTCAACGGGATCGAGACCGCGGATAGCGGCGCGGTTCAGGATCGTCTCGCCGACGCGGCGCATGCCTTCCGGGCCCTCACCATAGGCTTCGGCGATCAGGGTATTCAGGATGTCGTCGATCTCAGCCATGGCCTACCTCTGGACCGCGTCGATGATATTGTCCTCGTCGGCCTCGACCACGACGCGAAGCGGTTCGCGCTGGTCCTCAATGTTCGCGCCGCCGTCGTCTTCCTCGTCGGCCTGGTCGAGCAGATTGACGAAGGTGGACGCTTCGTTGCCAAGCCATGCACGGACCTTCCTGGCCATGGCGGCGCGGTTAGCCGGGTTGTTCTCCTTGAGCAGTTCGGCGGCAAACTCAGGATTGAGCAGCGCCTTGTCGGTCATCGCCTCAATGGCCGTTGTCTGGGCGTTGCGGACGGCGCGGCGGGCGATCACGGCGGCGATGGACGTGGCCAGATAGGTGCCGCTAACCTGACCGCGCATGAAGGCGTAGAAGCGGCTCTGCAGCGTTTCGGGCGTCAGGATCGGCGTGGTGCCCTGCGCCGTGCCCGATGTGCCGACGGCCTTGCCGCGCTGGCGCAGATCGACATTGTCCAGCACGTTCGCAATGTCGCGGATGTTGGCCAGATGATCGGGATTGTCGCGGTACAGGCGCTCGGCCACGGCAGCCGTCGCCGGCTTATCCAGGAACGACTTGAGCCAGTCGCCGCGCCAGGCACGCGTCCCGCCCATGGAGCGCTGGGCGTTGTCTGTGCTCTGGGCCTCGGTGCGCAACTTCTGCCAGAAGGCCGCACGGGCCCCTTCGACGGCGCTGGGGTTGTCGCCGATGAAGGTCAAAAGCTCGTCGGCAGCAGCGGCCGGGTCCTTGCTGTTCAGGACCTCGGTGATGGCCCGCTCCGAGTTCGCGTCGGAATACTGCAAATAGCGGCCGACTGTGCCCTTGCCGGGCTGCGTGCCGTCGCCGAGTTCTCGAACCAAATCGGTCTGGTTAGCGCCGGCCTCGTCGAGCGCACGGCCCGATGTGATGGCCTCTGCCACTTCGTCGCGTAGGTCCGGGAAGCGCTCGAAGGCGCGCGTGAACTGGTTCAGGTAGGCCTCGAGCTTGTCCGGGTCGCTGAGCACGCCACGCCGATCGATGCCGCTCAGGATCTCGTCTTTCACGGCCTCCCGCACCGAGCCGCCGTGCGAGGTCAGATCGGTGGTGGCCAGCAACCGGTCGATGTTCGACGCCTGCTTGTTGTCCGGCTGAACAAAACGCGGCCCAACGGCGCTGTCCGGCAGGTCGGGGCGGCCCTCGCTCTTGGCCAAGGTGGCGCTGATCGGGTCGTTGGGGCGGTTATACTGTTCGTTGACCTCAAGCGAGACGGCGCGGGCGTCATCGAACTGCGCGCGCAGGGTAGGATCAACCGCGTCGCTGCCCAGGTAGGCGTTGATGTCGTCGATCAGGCTGCCGATGGCGTTGGCGCGGTTCCGATCTGGTTGCTGGCCGGACAGGGCGGCGCGCTGCTCATCGAGCAGCTTGGAGCGCATATCGATGATCTCGCGGATCTGAACTTCCGTGACCGGGGCTTCCTCGGTTCCCGCAAGGCTACGCGGGATACCCACGGTCTGATCGAGATCGGAGACGGCCTGCTGCCGGGCAGTGGTCAAGTCCCCGCGTGTGGCGTCGAGCATGTTGGCAAGCGGGCCAGGATCGACTGTGCCATCGAGCCCTTCCCACGCCATGCTTTCGAGTTCGCGGGCGCTGCGGTGGGCGTTCTCGAGCCCAGAGCGGATCATCGCGCCCCGTTCCTCAGCCAGCATACGGGGCTGCAGGTTCTGGATGATCTGGTCGAACTGGCTCTGCGCGCTATTGACCTGGTCGGCCGCTGCGGCCAGCCGCAGATCGCGTTGTGCCTCAAGTTCAGACCGGAACGCGCCCGGCGTCTGCTGCGGCGCGATGGCCTCCATGACCTGATCGACGGCCTCGTTGTTGGCGCTGCGGCGGGTCGTGAACTGGCCAGCGTTGGGGCCGGACTGGCGAGAATATTCAAGAGCGGCTAGGCCGGGGTTGCCGGTCGTGTCTGCCAGGCTTTCCTGAAATCCTGGGATGGTGTCGGATGGACTCGCGCCGCCGCGGGTGATCGCGTCCAGCAGGACATCGGTGTCCATCGGCGCATCGGTGCCGTCAAGGCCCGCAGCCTTGCCCAGCCGGTCCACCACAGCGTCCTTGACGACTTGGTCGATGTAATTCGGGTTCTGGCGAATGGCGTTGAAGGCTTGGCCGAGCCCACGCCCGAGAGTGCTGGCCACTCCGAAGGCCCCGGCACCCCCGAGCGCGCCAAGCATGTCGGCGACCTGACCGCCCGTGGTGTCGCGGTCGGCGAAGAGATTGGCGATACCAGCGCCGGTGCCGGCCGCTGCGGCACCCGCGGCTTCTGTCCCGACGAATTTGGTGGGATTGGCCGCTGCCGGGGCCAGGAAGGTGCGCGAGAACCAATCTCCGGCTTCTCGCGCCGCGCGCGCTCCGGTACGGGCACCTTGGATGGCCAAAGCCCCGACCGGCAGGGCCGAGGCGCCGACTTCTTCCGCCACACGGCCGATGACGGTCTGAAAGGCGTCCTGCGGCACAGGTGCCTCGTACCCGGTCGCGCCAAAGAGCGTGCGGATGTCGTTCAGGTTGTCGCTGCCGCCGACTGGATTGCTGCTCGTCTTGAGCCAGGACTGATCGCCGGGAATGACCGTATCTGCGCCCCGAAAGCCGAGCTCGATAGCGAAGTTTGCCGCGTCGACCGGCAGACCCGCAAGGTTGGCCATGCCCTCGCCGAAGCGGTCGGCGCCGATCTGGGCGGTCTGGCCAGCATAGCCAAGCGCGCCGAGCAGGTTGTCCATGAAGGACGGCTCCGGGGCTTCCGGCTCCCGGTTAAATACCTGACTCATTTCGCTCGCGCGAGCCAGGGATTCTTCGTAGGCACCGGGCTCCTGCGGCGTGACGGGGACGCCGCCGAAGCGGTTGCCGGTGCTGACGGGGGTGCCGTTGAAACGCGGGGCCATCAGGGCTTCCTATACTGCTGTCCGTCGTCAGGATCGATGTAGAGCGCGCCCGGCGGCAAGGCGTCGAAATCGGCCTGTGTCTGGGGCCGCGGCAAGTCCGCATTTGCCGCCGGCTCGGTGGCCAAAGCATTCACACCGCCGCCGCGGGCGTTCCGAAGGATTTCCTCCTGCCGTTCGATCTGCGCGATGGCCTGATCGAGACGGGCGAGCGAGGAAGCCTGGTTGGCGGTGAGGCCATCGAGGCCCAGCGCCCGGCGGGTCTGCTGCAGCATTTCGTTCGACAGCCGCTCGCCCGTCGTGGTCTTGGCGTACTGGAAGGCCAGAAGATTGGCCATCATCTCGATAGCGGGGATGTTCGGGTCGAACGCACCGGCCAGGTTCTGGTCAGCAAGGCCGTTCTCGATGTCTGACATGACATCGGCCACGCCCCCACCGAAGAACGTCCCGAGTTCGCCGCCGGTCTGGATGATGTTCTGGGCGGTGCCGCGCAACGCGCCGACAATACCCTGAGAGGCCGGGGAATCCGCAATCAACTGGCGCAGCACCGTTGCCGTGTCCTTGGCCACTGCAATGTCGATAAGCTGCTGCTCGACATTGTTGTTGGTGGCCGTTGCCAGACCGATTTCCTCGGCTGTGCCCTGGGCCTGCGGAACCGCGAAGACCTGAATGTCCGATGGAAGCTCTTCGCCCGTCTGGGCGTGCCGCCAACGGCCGGTCGTGTGGTCCTGCGTGGCCGGAACCTTTGTGCCATCGCGCAGGACCGCAACACCGTTGGTCGGCTTGGCCTCGGCGCCGGGGTTGAAATAGGGCTCTGCGCCGACCGCCTGATCGCGGTACTGGATGATTGGCTTTCCGTCGGGGCCGACAATATTCTCCACCGGAACGTCGCCCATGACGGTGCTGATCAGGTTCGCGTCGCTGATCTGGCCGCTGTCGATCAGCCGCTGCGTCTGCGCGCCCAGGACCTGGTCCTGCGAAAGCGGTTTGGGGAGGCCCGCGACCTGCGGTAGCTCCGGCAGGCCAAAAGAAGCGGCAATGTCGCCCGGTAGTGTCGGCCGAACCTGGCCCTCACTGAGGGCGCCGTACATGTCGCTGATCAGGCTGGTGCGGTTGGTGTCCGCGTTGTTCGCGCGCGAGGTCGCGGCGCTAATGTCCTGCCCACGCCGATTGGTGGCGTCATCCATCTGGACACGGGTGAAGGACTGCGTCGGGTCGAACAGATCGGCCAGAATGGCCTGGTGGTCGAAGCCCTGATAATTCGGGTCGGCCGCCAGTTGAGCGATGATGTTCGACTTCTGGTTGTTGGCGCGGGCAGTGCTGTAGGCGGCCAGTTCGCCTGCGCTGGGCGGGGCGAACATTGCAGCGATGTTCTGCGCGGCCTGACCGAGTGCGGGGTTGTTATATCCGCCGTTCCCTTGGATCATCTCACACCCCGTAATACAGGTTGGCGGGCAGCCCGAGCGACGGCCCCGTTATGCCGGGCACGAAGCCAGTCGAGCCCTGACCGAACAGGTTCGCGATGGGCCCGCCCCCAATACCTGCGCCTGTGGCGACTGTGCCGCCGAGGCGCAGGAGGTCGCCAAAGAACTTCGCACCGTCGCCGGCCTTGTTGGCGTCGTCGAGTTCGTAGGGCACGATGCCCTGGGAGCCGATCTTAAAGCCGCCAAGTTGGCCAACCTTGCTGGCATCGCGGCCCTGCATCAGCGAGGTCTCGCCGAGCAGATCGCCGAAGCTGCGCATGGAGGCCAAGGTGCCAGACTGCTGATCGACGAACTGCTGCGCGTCGCCCTTCTGCCGCTCGGTCTCCTTGTTGACGATGTTGCTGGCCGATGCCGGCAGCACCGACGCCGTGTTCGGGTCATCAACCGACGAGGCAAACATGCTGGCCAGATCATCGGCGCGAGCGTCCTGCTGACCTTCGAAACCGATGTAGCGGTCCTGCGACTGCGTGTTGAGGTCGGCGATCTCGCGATTGAAACCCTGCTGTCGGGAAAGCTCGGCGTGGAGCACATCGTTGCGCGCGTTGTCGATCTGACTCTGGGCGACCGAATTGGCCACCATTGAGCCGGCGGTGAGAGCCAGACCTGCGACGATCAAAGGCGTGCACATCGCTCGGCTCCTAGCTGTTCACGACCGCGCCGGGGCGCGACCCGAAGAGGCCGGTGGAAACCGCCGGCCGCGGGCCCGCACCGTAGGCGAAGGCCTTCTCGGCTGCGGCCTGCTGGCCCAAAGCGGTGGTGAAGTCGGCGAACGCCTGGGCGATGGGGCTGTAGGCCACCGGCTGGGAGAGAACCTTGGCGCGGGCGTTGGCGCTGTTCACCGTGGCCTCGACATTGCCCGTCGCGTTGAGCGTGTTGATCAGATCCGACCGCGCGCCCTCAACACCGGCCATTGCGTCGGTCTTGAACTGGTTCGCCTTGTCCTTGATCTCGGTGCTCAGAAGGGCTTTGCGCTTGCCCAGGTCCGCTTCGAGGCTCGAGCGCGACGTGCTGTCGAGAGCTCCGCGCCGGTCGAGCGAGAAGGTCAGTTCCTTGGCAGCATCCTTGAACTGGTCGTCCAACTGCGGGTTGGCGAAGTTCAGATAGTTCTGCGCCTGCTTGTCGTAGAAGGCGTCATTGAACTGCGACCCGAACATGTCTTCGATGCGCTTCGTGCCGGTGCGAACCCGCTCCTGACGCTCGGCTTCTTCGTTCCGGATTTCCTGGGTGTAGCTATTGGAAGAACCGCCACCAAAGTTCATTACGCACCCTTTGGCCTCACGAGATTGAGGCCCGCCCGCTGGTATCCGAAGCGCTCATAAAGACGCGCTGTTCTGTCGGAGTTCAGCTTGTTTGCGTTTCCGCCGATCGTGACCTTGGCGCCGAGTTGGTCAGCCCAGGTGTTGAGTTCGACGAGTAAGAGTGCGGCTGCCCGAGTTCCGCGGTATTCGGGTCTCACGTAGAATATATCGCTCTGCACGAAAACGCCAGACATGAAGTAGAAGCCCTGGATGGAGGCCACCATCATGCCGACGAGACCGTCTTTGGCCTCTGCCACGAAGACCGTCGGGTCGGCCGTCGTCAGCGACCGGAAGACCGTATTGCGCACGGTCTGCTCGTCGAACTCGACATGCGGCAAGACTTCGGCGACCTCGTCGACATAGGAGCGGGCCAGGGCGACGAGGCCGTCTTCGTCGTGATGATCAACCAGCCGGACGCGCATCATTCACCCATGCAAATTGAATGTAGGTCTGGCCGTCGCGCCCAAAGCCCGGCATGACGGCCTCTTCTTCCAGGCCGAGCGCCTGCAACCAGCGGTGCGTCTCGGCGTAGCCTTCGATCGACGCGCACTCGATGCGATGCACGCCATACTCCCGATATTTCGGGAACAGGACCTTGCGCACGAAACGGGTCAAATCCGAACCAATCTCGGGAAATCGTTCAGTCGCAAAGAACAGTAATGTTATTACGTTGGGGCGCTGCCGGATCATCCCGGCCACCGCGACCGGCGCGCCGTCATTGGCTCGGAAGACATAGGCGTCGTGATGGGGCGCGTAGTTCTGGACGATGGAGCGCACAAGCTCGGCGTGCGTCTCGAAGGGCGACAGGGCCAGAAACTCGTCAAGATCACGCTGGCGCATGTTCTCGGCGACTTCGCGCACGGCATCGACGGTGGCGGCTTCGGTGATCATCTGGTCTGGCCTCTCACACGCCGTCTGATCTCGGCGGCCAGATAGTGTTCGGCCTCGGAGCCGCCCGATGGTGAGCCGGGCAGGGGGATGCGGTGCTCACCGCCGGCCGCTTCGAATTTCAGGATCGGATGCCCGCGCCCACGCGGCGGCAAAATCTGGAAGTCGATGCCGAGGTCTTCAAGCAGGGCCAGGGTCGGCTTGTACCAGGCCTGCTTGCGTAGCTTGCTCAGGATGCGCTGTCGGCTCAACTGTCCTCGCCCCCGACATAGTGCAGCACCGCGGAGGACACCTTGGCTGCGGTTTCACCCTGGCTCTCAAACTGCAGGCTGACATGGGTAGATTGGCCAGTCAGCGAGTACCGGTGCTCGTCGAAGGTGACGCCGGCCACATTCGCCGCCTGCTCGCGAATGCTGGCGTCCTTGACGACGGGCGCGATGTAGGCCGACCAGGTGCCCTCAACTGCCGCGTCGAACCCGTCCCAGCCCTTGAACTGCGTCGGATTGTCGGCACTCAGGAACGGCAGATGCGCCTTGGCGATGGTCCCGTCATAGGTAGGCTCGTCATCAAGGCCACCGAAGCTGTAGATCGTGTTGCCCGAGCGAACGAAGACCTTGTCGCCCAGCACGACGGCGTTCTCGATCTCGAAATCCGTCCGCACACCCGACGACAGGTAGCTGGCCGTGTAGGTCGTCCAGGCGCTGACCTTGGAGTTCGGGAAGAAGCTGAACACGTAGATCGTGTCGCCCATGATCAGCCAGAAACGGCCATCTGCCGGGTTGATCAAACCGCGGATGCGGCTGCGCTCTTCGGCCGACATAGTCCGCAGCTTGGCGCGGATCAGCTTGTCGATCGGGGAGCCAATATCCGTGGTGGCCGCCGCATTCGAACTGTCGCGCGCCTTGAGCGACCGGCAGCCGCTGTTGGCGAGATAGAACAGGTCTGAATCGCCGAACTCGGTGATGCTGCCGGGATAGGGAGTGCCCGTGTTCCGCAGCACCTGGCGTTTGGCGTACAGGTCCGGATCCGGGTCGACATACCAGATCATCACGCCATTGGCGGCAAAGACGGCCACGAAGCCCTGATAGTCGGCCAGCCCGGTCAGTTCCTCGAAGGCCGAGGCCTCCTGCGACATGTCAATGAACCCGGCGCCGACGGCGTCTGTGGTCCACTGCGTCGGAGCGCGGATGCCGGAAAAGTGCATCCGGCCATCCGAGGTCGAATACATCTTCGAACCGATCGTCCGGACGAACTCACCGGGCACATAGGCGTCACTATCCGCGCCGCCCGCCATGGTCGTGCTGGTCGGGTCGAACACCATGCCGTCGGCCAGAGTGAAGGCCACGGCAAAGCCATTTGGGCCTGTGCCGGCGTCCTCGGCGATGATGTTGACCCGAGCGCCAACGGCAGTCGCCTCGTAGTCGGGGGAAGACGTGTAGGAGTTGATCTCGGCGGCAATGGCAGCGGCTGTGTCTTCGTGCGACGTCGTCCAATCGACGGGGGTGTCGATGATCGAAACGCCGTTTACGGTGATGTTGTCCACGGACGAAGTAATCGTCGCGGCGCCGCCCGCCATATTGGAGATATTGCCGACAGTCGCGTCGCCGCCCACAACAATGGCCAATGCCTTGCCATTCGCGGCGGTGCCGGTCAGCGCTGCGGTGATCGTGACGGTGTCGCCGACTGCGGCAGCGGTGTAGTCCGGGCTGGACGACAGCGAATTGATGGCCGATGCAATGGCCGTTGCCGTGGTGCTGTTCGTGCCGGTATGGGCGATGGGCCCGGTCAGCACGTCGATGCCGTCGACCTTGACGCTGGTGATCTGGTTGCCGACACCATTGGTGCCGCCAGTCACATCGAAAGACCCGGTGGCCGCGACGGCCGGTGTGACGCTGCCACCCGTCACCGTGAAGGACGCCCGAGCCCGGCCGTCGTACCAATCGTCAACGACCGCGCCGTCATAGAAGTGATGGATTGAGCCGTCTTCGAACTGACCCACCGCGTAGACCAGGCCGCCGTAGAGGTCATAGGACAGCACGCGGGTCAGCGCGAGCGACGACGTGTCGGGGTGAACAAGCTGCTCATAGCCCACCCCCGATGGCATGCCCATCGGCTCGGTGTCGTGCCCGAAGACAAGCAGCCCGGTCGTGGTGTGCGCCAGTTCGACGGTCCCCTCGGGAAGCGTATACGAGGACACGAAGGCCGGGCGCTTTTCGAACTCGCCACCTTCGTTGATGTGGCCATCCTCGCCCTTGATCAGCACGCCGCCAGACGTCGTCGCAGCCATGCGCCGGACATCGAGGCCGCCGGTCAGTTCGCGAACCCAGATACGCCCCATGGTCTAGCTCGTCTGATAGTTGCGGGGGCCGCGCCCAAGGCGGGAGACACGCTTCTGGGTGGTGCTGAACAGGTTGAAGCTCTGGGTCTTGGTCTGCTTGCCCTTGAGCTTGAGGTAGAGCTTGTTGGCCGCCTCGAGCTTTAGTTGTGCGTCCTTGGCGCCCGACGCGGCCAGAATGCCGCCAGCGACATAGAGCGCGATCAGGCGGCCATCCAGATCGGCGACATCGCTCTCGGCAACGAAAGTATTTAGGTTGCGGATGCCGGTGACGCGAAGCGTTCCTTCGAGCGTCGTGGCGTCCGCGTTCTGGCTGGGGATTGGCCAAATTTCGATTTCGTCGTCCTCGTTGGCGCGCCACGCCTCCACGGGCCAGGAGCGCTGATCGAGTTCGGTTTCATAGGTCTCGTAATCGAGATCGGTGATCTCCGGGCGCAGAGGCTTCCAGCGCCCGCCGTCATAGACCTCGATCGTCTCGACCCGGTCCATCGTCAGATTGTCGGGGAGCGAATAGCGATACTGGCCAGCTTGCAGTTCGATGGTCGGATAGGTGCGCAGATGCGGCCAGTTGAAGTCTTCCCAGAGACGTTCCTGCTCGCGCTGGATCAGAACGACATGCGGGTCGCGCACCTGAATGTTGGCGGCGGCAGAAAGAGACAGCCGGGCTTCCGCCCGAACCGTCTCCAAAATCCATTCGAGGGTCTTGCCGCGCGCCATGATCGATTAGCCCAGCACGCCGCCGGACATATCGCCGACGCCGTCTTCATCGGCATCGTCGTCAGCTTCGACGCCGATGCCGGCAGCTTCCAGCTTCTCGATGATGTCGGCCTTCTTGGTGGCCCCGTCGAGATCGACGTTGTTGTCTTCGGCCAGTTGGCGAAGCTCGGGCACCTTGAGCGCATCGAGACCTTCGGCCTGGGCGGGTGCGGCGCCGCCGGTTTCGCCATCACCGTCGTGATCGCCCTTGCCGCCGAACGGCTTGGCGGAAACACGTTCCTTGGCGGCGAACAGTTCGGACGGCAGTTCCAGTTCCTCGATGGTCTCGAAGACGCGAGCGGCCGCACCGGGGAACAGGGTTTCGACGACCTTGTTGCCCTCGCCGTCCTGAGCGGCGCCATAGCGGGCGCGCAGACGGGCCAGTTCGGCGCGGTTGGTCGTTTCGGTCTTCCCGACCGGCAGAATGTTCGTGACGGCGTCCTCGCCGTGAATGGCGCGGAGAACGGCGATCTCGGCAGCCGTGACGCCATACTTGGGCACCTGGTTGCCGCTGTCGCCGCCAAGGGCCAGAAGGATGTTTGCAGTCTGCATGATTGGTTCTCCAAGGAGGGAGGCCGGCCCCGTAGGGCCGAGCCGTTAAAGGTCGGATCAGGGACCAGACAGGGCTACCGCGCCGACGTTGGCGATGACCTGGCCGCGAAGGTCGCTGTCGAAATAGACGACCAGCATTTCGTCGCGGGCGTTCAGGGTGGCCACGGTGTTGGTGCCGTTGAACGTGCCCGAGTTCAGCGTCAGCGTATGCGCGGCGGTGCCGCTGGCCGACGTGTCCTTGACGACGAAGAGACCCGGCTTGGGCGTCATGGTCGCGGCGATCACAACCGAAGCGTGGTTGAGTTCGAGCGACTGCACGCCGTCGGTCACGGCGCCCGATGCGGTCAATTCCTGGTAGTTCTCGGCGACAGTGCCCGGAGCGGCCTGATCGGCCCCCGTGCCCAGCGTGAGATTGTAGGAACCGTTGCGCCCGGTGCGGCCGAAGCTGACAACAACGTCGGAACCCGCGGCCCAGGTCACACCCGAGCGGTTGGTGACGGTGATGCTCGATGCGCCGTAGGTGAACTCGACGCCGGAAGCGCCTTCGTCCCAGACGTCGTTCTGGCCGATGGCAATGCTGCCGCCAGTGGTGTCGCGGAGCGACTGACGCGTGGCGCCAGAGGGGTAGGCGACGGTGAAAGTGCCGTCATCCGCGACGGCAGAGGCCAGGGTGGCCCGGATATTTGCGATAGCGCCCATGGTGGGTACTCCTAAAGAGGGAAAGGCCCGGCGCCGAAGCGCCGAGCGTTGAACCGATTAGGCGATGTCGTAGACGCCCGAGGACCGCAGGCGACGCGCCACCATGACGGCGGTGGTCGTGATGCCCTGGTACATGACGTAGCGGTCATAGGGCCGAGCTGGGTTGTGGCGCTTCATCCGGTTGCCATCCATGTAGAGCAAGCGAATGCCCTTCTTGGACATGTCGATGGCATAGCAGCGCTTGGACAGGCCGAGGTCATCGAGGGTCGGGTCATAGACCATACCCTTGCCGCCGTGCTTCGGATCCTTCATGGAGCCGTCGGGGGCCTCGGTGTCCTTGGACATGTCCTGGCTGTAGTAGCCGTTCGACCGGAGCTCCATCTTGTAGGCGTCGATGAAATCGGAACCGCAGAAGAGCTTGATGTTGGCCAGACCGCCGGAGTAACGGCCAAGCTGACGCCATTCCTTGTCGAGGAAGGTGATCAGCGCGCCGCCGGCAGCAGCCGAAGCGGTGATCGCACCCTGGCCGCCAGCCGAACCGAACGCTGCGGTCGCTGCGCGGTTGCGCCACCACGGGTAGATCGCGCGGTTGAGGCCGCCCGTCTCACCGACAGTCGGCACAGGCAGGATGAAGGCGCCGATGCCGGCGAGGGCCTTGGAGTCGGCCGAGCCATCGTCGTGAACAAAGGCGTCGAGAGAGACGTTGTAGTCTTCCAGGAGCGCTTCGTTCTTCTCGTCGAGGTTGTTGGCCAGTGCCTGGGCCTCGCGGTCGGTCATGGGCGACGTCGACTGGCTTGCGCCATTCTCGACAACGTCGATGCCATCGGTCTTGAGCTCGGTCATGGTGACGCGAGTACCGATGTGGTGCTCCTTCCACGCCCACTTCACGCGCTTGGTGCCGGTGGGGTTGTAGTAGGAGACCTGATCGTCACCCGTGTAACCCTGCAGCTGCCCGCCGCCCTGACCCGACTTCACGCCGAGGGAGACAAATTCATTGCCGCCTGTGAACTTGCCTGCCGACGCCTGAAAGGCGGCCAGCATGGGCTTGTCCTGGATGTTCTGGGCATAGACCTTGGGCCGGTCCAGATAGGTTTCGAGCGACGAGTTCGCGATATTGGAGATTTCGTCTGCGGTAAAAGCCATCTTGGCTTGTCCTTACGTCAAGCGCTCTGCCGCTGGCCGACCACACGCTGGATCACGTCCATCGTGCTCTTGGGCTTCGCGGGAGGCGCGTTTGCGACCGATCCGCCTGTTACGGGCTTGATCTCGCGTTTCGCTGCGGGCTGACGGTTGGCGGGGGCGCCGGGCTTCGGCGCGGCTGCCGGGGGAGCGAACTCGGAGTTGACCGTCGCGTATGCCTTTTTGAGTTGGGCAGTGACGCCGGCCGCGTCCTTGGGTCTCCCTTCCGTCGCATGCAGGAAGGCGATTTCCCGATGAAGGCGGGCTTCCTTGGCGGCAAAGTTCGGATCCTTGAGACGACGATCGTTCAGCCAGGTCTGGGCGGTCGAAACCAGCGCCTGGCTGGCCTCCTGCGCCTGACGCCGTTCGCCGGACTGCTGTTGGAGCGTTTCACGGAAACCACGGGCCTTCTCGGCGGCACGGTTTCGGCTCAGCTCAAGAGCAATGTCCTTGGTGATTTCCTTCTTGGCCACGCGCTGGGCGAGGTCGTCGGGCAAGATTTCACCGGCAGCGATCAGCACGTCATTCACGAGCGGCTTGAGTTTGGCCCATGCCGCCTGCGGGTCTGACTTCATCAGCGCCATGATTTCGAAGCCGGTAGCGACTTCGTCACCCGTCAGGTGGTTCTGCTCAATAAAGGCCTGCACGTTCCGATACCGGGTGGCATCTTCACGATTGGCGTTCTTCTCGGCGACTACCTGCTTGAAGCGCGGATGGGTGTGGAACGGGACGTCCGAATAGTCGTCGGGGTCACGCTCCTGGTTGGCGTCGTTGTCTTCGTTTCCTTCTTCGCCTTCGGCTGACGAGGCCGCCTCTGCCTGTTCCGGCTCCCGTTCCGCGACAACGTCACGGACAACAGAAAGCGTGGAGGCTTCGGTTTCGTCGGTCGCGTTGGACGAGTCCGCGGCACTGGCCTCTGCTGCGTCATCGGCAACAGCGGTCAGTTCGTCCTCGGATGTGGTGGACGACTCCACATCCATTTCTTCGATTTCGTCCAGTTCCTTGGGCATAGATGCTCCTTGGTTCGTAACATAATTACACTGTCACTTGATTGTCCGCAAGAACGCCGGACAAATGAGACACGTCAGACCTGATTACTCCCGAAAGCGGCACCTGTGCCGGGGCTCTCTTCCTCGGGCGGTGCGTCCGCATTGGCCGCGCCCTCGCCGCCCTGCTGGGCCGGATCGGTTGCCGGATCGCCTGTGCCGGGGCGCTGCATGGCGTTCTGCGCGACGATCGAAGGCATGCCGGCCACGATCATCTTGGTCAGATCAAGACGGTCATCGAGGCGGCGCAGACCTTCCTTGGCCAGTTCGTAGGGGCTGATCCCCGGAATCTGCATGATGATGGGGGCCATCTTCGTGAAGTTCTCGATCTCGACAGCCTGGTTGGGGCGGCCGGACGAACCGGCTTCGACCTCGAGAAACAGTTCGTCGGCGATGTCTTCGAGGGGCAGTTCGGGCCAGTAGGCGCCGGGTCCGACAATCCGCGTGACCTGCTCGGCCGACATTTCCCGAAGCAGGATCTGGCTGGATGCGCGCGCCACGGCGGTCAGGAAGTTGTCGAGATCGTCGACACTGGAGCCATCGGAGGCATTGGTCGAATTGGCCGCGATGGCCGCTTCGGTAGCCGTTGCCTTGGCAATCCCGCCATAGCTGGATTCCTGCGTGCCGCCGACCAGCTGGACGTCGGAGAAATATTGCCCGGTCTCATAGAGGTTCGGATCAACGCCCGGCACCGGCATGCCCTCAAGCAGTTGCTCAAGTGGGACGCTGATGTCTGCGTTCAGTTCGATCACGTCGAAAGGCTGCGCCTTCTTGAGCGCGTCCTTGTCATTATCGTCGAGCAGACCCTTGCGGCTGGCCCAGCGCGGGCGGGCCGCTTCACGGTGCTCGCGCATGCCTTGCCGGGAGCGGTTGTGCTCATTCTGCTGATCGGCAAGCAGCTTCACATCGGACGGCGGGAACAGGTCGTCTTCGCTCTCAACGGCGTTGAAGGTCAGCGCAAAGACGGGCCAGAAGTCCGCGACAAAGACGTCAGGCGGGGCCGGCGCCCGCAGCCAACCCTTGTAGCCGTCGGCCACAAAATAGACGAGGCCGGAGGGCTTGTCGTAGTGCTTCCAGACCTTGATCAGCCCGGCGCCTTTTCGATCTGTGGCCGGTTCGACTTGGTCGTCCATGTCGGTCACGGGGTCGGAGAAGGCCATCTCCATCTGTGCCGGCCGAGTGAGCGATCTGCCCTGGGCGTCGTGCTCGGCATAGCCCATCTTGAGGTCGGCGTCGGGAAACATCTCCTTCACTTCGTCGACCGTGAAGAGATATTCGATGGTCAGATGTCGCGCGCCGATGAAACCGACCAGGCTCTTGCAGAGCTTGTCCGGAATGACTTTCGTGGACATCGGAAAGTCGAAGACGAGGCCTTCGCGCAAGACGATTTCCGGTTCGGACATGAGGGCGTTGATCGACGCTTCGAGTTCGGCGGCTTCCGCCATGTCCTCGGTGATGTCGCCCTCGGCAGCCTCAGTCATCAGGCGCTGCAAGTGATCGAGGCGAACCCGCGCGTCGGCCAGTTGCTCGGCCAGACCAGGTCGCTCGCCCATCTTCCGGGCGAAGCCGACTTCGAGGTAGCCCACGCCAGTGGTGCAGGTCCGGCGCACAAGCTGTTTGGCCGACGTCTTGAAGTCGACTGGCTTCTGGTCGCGCAGCGCGCGGGCGTATAGGATTTCGAGGGTCTTGCCGAGCTTGTCGATCTGCTGGCGGTAAGTCATGCCCTGCCGGTAGTCAGCGACGAGGGCCTGCGCTTCTTCGAAGCCTGGCGGCAACTGCGGCGTCGGTGTCACCACCATACCCGTCAGCGGGTCCTGTGCTGCGCTTTGCTCCGCGACCATGGCCGCCTGCGTGGCCATCTGGATCGTCTGCATGGCCAATTGCAGGCTCTCGGGGCTCTCGTCCCAGACGGCAAAGTCCAGACGTTCGGCGCGGGTCGCGACGGCCTTGGGATTCTTGGCGTAGAGCGCCGCGGTCTTGGTCTTGACGTGCCGGCCCAGGAAATTGGCCTTGTAGTTGCTCTCGCTCCAATCACGCGACCGGCCGTTCATCGCCATGAACATGTCGGTCTTCATCTGTTTGAAGGCTTTGTCGTGGTGCGTGATGTCGGCCTTGATCGTCTCGATGATCTGGTTGACGTGCGCCAGCACCCGCTCCGGGGTCTGCTGCTCGGTCGCTTCGTCCTGTAGGGCGCCGTTGGCAGAGATGTCAGTCTCTTCATCGGACAAATCGGACACTGCCATCAAAAGCCTCCATGAGCTTGGGCGCGCCGCTTCTCTTCGGCCCACCTGTCTTGCTCTTTCACCCAACCCAGGGTTCCGAATTTCGGCTGGGCTTTGGCCTTCGCCGGTCGTGACGCGGCGATCTGGCTTGAGAGCCCCAACCCGATCAAGGATAGCATATCAACGAAGTCGTCGTGAACACCATTCGGAAAGGCCAGCATTTCCTCGACGGCTTTGTCGTAAATCGCACCATAGGGGATATAGACCTTGCCCATTGCGACACGGCCGGCGATCGACTGCGCGCGGGTTTCCTTGTCGTCCTTGGGCGTCACTTCGCGCAGGTTGATGTAGTTCTGCTCTTCCATCATGCGCTTGCGCAGAAACGGCCCTATGGACTGCGAGATGTGGCCCTTTTCCGCCCACCAGATCAGCGGGTTTTTCAGGGTATTCATCAGCAACATCTGCTCGACGGCGCGGTCAGTCGGGACGCGCTGCCAGAACAGATCTGTCAGGTAGATGTTGGACTGCGGGTCGACGCCGACCACACCAAAACAGGAAGGGTCATTGCGCTGCTTGGTGCCGACGGCATGGTCAGAGGCGGCGTAGTAGCGCAGGTTCTCGGGCAGATCGCTCAGGTGGTAGCGCTGGATGTTTTCTCTTCGAAACAGCACACCGTCGGCCACGGTCGGCCGCTGCTGATAGAGGGCCGCGAAACCAAGGGGATCGAGGCGCTGCTGAGACTGCAGGAAATCCAGGCCATAGGCGCTTTCCCATAGGGCTTCGCCAACCTGCCGACCAAGGGGGTCGTCCTCTTCGGCAATCGCCGGCAAACGGATTATTTTCCACTTCTTGGCCTCGATAGCGTTGTAGTGCGGGTTCTCCGGGTCGGTAATGCGGCCAATGATGTCGTCGGAGTGCCAGCGGGTCATCGTCAGGATCACCAGCTTGCGGCCCATGCGGCGGGTCATGAAGACCTTCGTGAACCAGTTCCATGCGGCGTCGCGCACGGCCTGCGACCTGGCCTCTTCGTGATCCTTGAAGAGATCGTCGCCGATGCCAAGGTTCATCCCTCGGCCCGTGAGAGCGCCGCCCCGACCAACAAAGACGCGACGCCCGCCAGCTGTGGTCTGGATGTTGGACTTCGACGTGCCGCCCTTGCGCAACTGGTGCTGGGGGAATGCCTGGCGGAACTGTGGCGACGTCATGATCGCCCGAACGTCCGCGCCCATATCCTCGGCCATTGTGTCAGAGTAGGAGGCGACACCGATGTCCCAAGCCGGAAAGAGGCCGCTTACCCAAGCGCTCAGGTTCTTCGTGGAAAGCTGAGTGTTGTGGGTCGGCACCAGTTGGCGCCCGACCAGATACAAACCGTCTTCCCTGTCGACTTCGATGGACCGCGCCTTTGCTTTCTCAATACCGCCAACCGATACGATTGCGACACGGCGGCGTTTTGCGATCTTCAATATCTGCTTACGCTCGAGTCGCGTCGGCAAAGACATTGTTGGCTGGAAGCAGACCTGAAAAACGACTTTCCTCCCGACTATCCCGGACGAACTCGTCGTTGGTTGGACCTCTTGTATGTAGGGGCGAAAGCCAAGAGTGGACGCCAGATCGTACGCCCCATCTCGTAATTGCGGGCTGCATGTAGAGAACCGGACCCGACCCGTGTCCTTCTCAACATGACCATCCGTATCCACCAAGCCCGCAAGCAGTTGCAGCCTCTGTTCTACAGAAGCGCGGAGGTAAGCTTCTGGGATGTGCTTGCCGCGAAGAACACCGAGCGCCTTCAACGCGACTTGCATTGCACTACCGACATTGGGCCTAGGCCCGCCAAATACGGTATAGGCCACCCCCGTTTCTTTCTGCACGAAGCGCTTGCTGACAGGGTGGCCAAGCGCCTCTATCGCCTCGACGACAGCGACGTCAGACTGCGCGTGGGCGATACGGCAAGTCCCCTCACTGCCGTCACCTAGCCAAGCGCCCAGAACATATGGGTGCAGAGGCAAATTCGCTTCTGGAAACCGTAACGCGGCGATGTCTGGTACCTGCAACACGTAGCGCCCGCCGCGCTTTCCAGCCGGGCCGACATGCAAGCGACGCTTGGCGATGTCTCGGGTTTCCAAAGTGCGCCAACGACGACCTGGGCGCTGTGCACGATCATAAACTGTCCATTCATGATTGAGATGACAGCGCACGACCTCCCCATTCGACAGCGTCACCGGAACGACTTCCTCGACTTCATCCGAAAGCGCTAAGATTTCAGTAGGCGCGCCGTCCGGACTAAAGACAAAGTCGCCAACTCGCAAATCGCCATGCTCCCGCCACCCCTTTGTCGTCAGAACTGGAGTGTCATGCGCGCAGGCCTTGCCGTGCCGCGGAGGCATCACAAAGATCAACTGCTGGCAGACCGAGCCGTCGTCGAGAAGCAGCTTCCCGTGCACGAAATCAGTAAGATCGTTGGCAATGGCCTTGTGGAAGGTCTGGGCATCGTACTTGGTCCGGTTGACGTCATTCGGCGCCAACGGATCCGGCATGGTGAACTCCGAGAAGTCCAACAGGTGCTGCTGGGCCTTCTTGGCTTTCAGGGCGCGCTCGAGCAGCGCGATCTCTTGATCCTGGGCCGCAGCGGCCTTCTCGGCCGCGCGCGGGTCAACCCAGTTGTAACGGCGTCCGGTCAAGGGATTTATGTCTGTGGGGCGGGGCATCAGGCCCCCGGACGGATGATAATAACCCCGAGGACCGAGACGATCAGAACGCCGCCAACGGTGGTCAGCAGCCAGAACCCGATCTTGTTCCAGCCATCGACGCTCTTCTGCACAATGCCCAGCTTGAGCTCCAAGAGCTCGCGCAGAGCGTCCAGCTTGTCGTCGAGGCCCTTGCGCTCATTCTCAACGATCGCCAGGCGGAAAGCGTGATCGTCGACGCGCTTGGTCAATTGGTCGATGCTCTGCTGCATCCGCGTCAACTCTTCCATTCCCGAACCTTATTGACCGAGGGGCTTCTTCGCGGCCCAACGGCCATAAAGGGTGATCGCGCCACCGATAGCGGTGCCGGCAGCGACGCCAACGCCGATGATCAGTTCGGCGTCTGCGGGGCTGACAGCAATGCCGAACAGCGCGGCCACGCCCGTACCGATCGAGACCAGCGCCCCGATGGTGACGCGAGACTGATACCAAGGCTCGGCATTGGCCTTGTTGACCATCTGCGGTGCGATGCGGTTCGCCACGGCCTCGGCAACCGGCTTGACGTTGTGCGGGGCCACCGGCACGTCATCTGGTGTCAACGCCTTGATGATTTCGGGCAGAATAAGGTTCTTGGCGGCCTCGAATGCGAGGCCCGTGGCGATCTTACCGAACATTGTGGGCTCCTGTGAGGAAACTGACGAAAGCGGCGACGGCGAGCGCGATCAGCACCAGCACGATCAGCCAGATCGGAGCGCGCTGCGGCTGGGTGGTCTGCTCGGGATGAACGACCGGCGGCTGCGCGAAAGCGTCTCCGCTGGCCTTTGCCCCGGCCAAGGTCGCATCGATGGCCTTCTGCGTTTCGGGGCCGACCTTGCCGTCAACGGTGATACCCCAAGCGCGCTGGAACTCGCGCACAATGGCGTCGGTCTCGTCGCCGAAGCGGCCATCGATACCGTGCTTGAACTCGTAGCCGAGGGCGGCCAGATCGGCCTGCAGGTTGCGAACCGCCTCGCCCTTCATGCCCTTCTCGAGCAGAACGGCACCGACGGACACAACGATCTTGGGGGGCAGCGGCGCACCCTGCTCGTCGAGTCCCTTGTCGTGCTTGACGAAGGCGGCGGCGATGCGGCCGTGGTAGTTGTGCTTGGCGTAGCCCGAGCCGTTCCACTTCGCCGCGGGACCGCGCCAGCTATCGGGCTTCGAGAGGTCTTTACCCGCGAGCATCTTTGGGACGCCCCAGGCGATCATCAGCGCGGTCATGCAGAGCAGTTGTTCGCGCTCGCCCTGCATGTTGGCGCGAACGAAAGCCTCTTCGGATGAGTGGCCGCAGATTTGGTGCTTGTCACTCAGGATCTGGCCTAGGCCCCAGCTAGAGGACCGGAGGGCTTTGGCGGCGTGAACGGTCTGGGCGGTCTTTAGGCGGGGGTAGCTGTCCTTGGGATAGGGCTTGGCGCCCCACTTGGCATACGCGACGCCGAGCTTTGCGGCCAGATCGCGTGCGGTGCCAGCGCCGAGTTCGCGCCAGAAGACGTGCGGCTCAAACAGCATCTTGGGGCGGTTCTGGCTATCAAAGCCGCGACCGGCGGTTTCGACCTCGATAAAGGCCAGGAGCGCCGCTGTCGGAATGCCCAACCAGCGCGCCGCTTCGCCGATGTCGCCCTGGGAGAGCCGATTACCTGTGCCGACGAAGTCCATTCGGGCCTCTGTATCGTGTTGTCACTCAAGTAATACGACAAATAGTACAAAATGGCTAGTGCCGCGCCGTGCCCTTGGGTTTGAAGCGCCGATAGAGCGGACGGAGCAACAGCATCAGCGCCACGCAGAGTCCGACGATGGGCCAGGTCCATTCTGGCGTATTGTTCAGCAGGCAGTCGAGAAGCTGACCGTCGGAGCCGCCGAGGTCATGGACCTCGCAGCATTGACGCACCGGAAACAGGTGCTCGAAGACCTGGAACCCGGTGCAACCGTCGCCTACAGGGCCTTCGCTTGCAACCATAGCGCGTCAAGCTCCGCGTTGGTCAGGCTCAACGCCTGCTGGGCCGCAAGCACCAGATCATTGTCGCGGTAGAACACCAGCGAGCGTTCCAGCTTGGCGCGGGCGACGGTCTTGTTTGGCTCTGGCATGGCCTCAATGAACGCATCCAGATCGGCGCGTTTGCCGCTCAGGTCCAGCATCGCGAAGAACTGCCACGGCTCTAGCGAAGGCATGGGGACAGGCGGCGCCTCGTAATCTTCGATCACCCCACCATTGGCGATGAACCCCGAGGGTCCATCATCCGGGCAGCGGAACACGGTATGCTCTGCGGGAGCGGTTTCAGTCGCCCCGTTCGCATCCGTGCCAGTCACAGTTTCATGCCCGGCGTCAGCGTATTGTGCAGATACGTAGATCATGAAAGCCTCGCGTTGGCAGCAAGCCACCCGCCGCCGGCGTTAACAAAGAAAGCCTCGCCGCCTTGCCCGGCTGTCAAGCCGGTTCCACTAAACAGGTAAATCATAGCGCCCCTCTTACTCACGAACGGGGCACTATTAAATTCCAAATCCCCAGTATTCGTGTTCGTTCGGTAAAAGCCAAATGCGCTTGTTGCCGCAGACCCGGTAACGCTTGGTGCTTTTGCCTTAATAAAATCAAATTGCCAGAACGCTTGCGCTTGATTGGCATCCCGCGCATGGCCAGTGCCCCAAGGCACAGAGGATGCGTCATCAGCAATTCGCTCATAATACCGCTCACTCCGATAAACCGGATGAACCTCCCCAACCTCATACTGCCCATAGACGCCGGTAGCGTCGGGATCGAGCCTTAGGCCAACGTCAGCCAAGCGAGCGACATTGCTGGTACTGGAAAGAATGTTGGTCTGCGTCGAGGCCGCATAGTATGTCGTGGCGCCCCAGGTCGAAGCCGTGCCGCCCGTCAGGGTCGCGCCAGCCGCGAGCACGATGTCTATCACCATGCCGATCTGGCCATCGCCGGTCAGCCAAGTGCCGCTGGTGTCGCCCGGAATGATAACCTCATGAACCTTGGCGGTGTTCGCGTCACCCCCGGCCACGGTAAACGGCACGGTGATGTGGCGATTGCCCGCCGAGTTCTGGACGTGAACGTGGTAAGCGCCGGCAGGCAGGGTCGCCTCAAACCGTAGCACAAACTGCTTGGCCCCCGCCGCACCCCAACCAGCCGCCACGAACTCAGGCCGCGAGCCCTCGATGGGCTGGCTCAGCATCACGAAGTCGGACGCGCCGAGCGATGCCTTGGCCGTGGTGGTCTTGAACTCCAGCTTGTTCTTGGACCCAGCCAGCGATTTGCTGGATTGGACGCGCTGGATCGACATTGCCGCCGTGGCCGCGGTGAAGTAGAGCGCCCACTGATCGGCGGCAAAATAGCCGTTGGTCGTGCCGAGCGTATTGCCGTTTTCCTGGCTGTCGATCATCGAGCCGTTGACGATCAGGCTGGGTTGGGTGTCCATAGCCGCCGCAGCGTCAATGTTGCTCCGCGCCTGCCCCTGCTGGCTGACGGACAGCGCCTGGGCTGCGTCGTAGCGCACGAACATCGCGGTGAACATGGCCTTGAAGCTGGCCCATGTGATCTTGCGCAGCGCTTCCGAGACGCTGTCCCAGAGGCTCAGTTCGTCGGCGTCAACGAGCGATGTCTTCGCTGTCGCGGCGTGAGTGTTGGCGGCGTAATCGGCCTGCGCGATCGAGGCGGCGCCGATTTTAGCGCGAAATCCCGCATCGTCGTTGGACAGCTTTGCCGGGACAATCGACCCGTCGGCAATGCTGATGGACGCAATAGACGCCAGATAGGTCCAGGTGTCGGGGTCCAGATCGGGCCGGTTGAGGTTGGTCGCGGTGTGCGCCACCCGCGCTTTGTAGAAGACGTCGCCATAGACCACGCCGTCGCCGGCCATGTAGACGGTGTCGACGACCCAATTGCCGCGCAGCGTGAACCCGATCGACAGGCTCGATGCCAGCGAATCCGCGGTGACGATGCCATTCTTGAGCGCGCCGTCGGAGCGCCGGATGTTCTTGAGCGCTTCGATCGTCTCATCGGTCGTGGTCTTGAGCGCCTGGAACTGGATGTCGACCTGCGAGCCGGGCAGGGGCGTCGCGGGATTGGACGCCTGGTAGTTGGAAAAATTATAGCTCGGGTCGTATTTGGTCGGATCCGCCATTTTGGCCCCGTGTATCGTCTGCCAAGCGACAATAGCAGACAAATGCTACAAGGGGCAATCGGTAGGGCACACACACACTTGGTGATGGGGTGGCAGGGTCAGTCCAGTTGGATAACTTGAAAGTTGTCCAGCAAAGCGATATCGCCCGCCGTCCCGGATGACGTTGCGGAAGGAAGGTTCACGGCCAGCACATGTTCCGTCTGTGTGGCAGTGAAAACCACCGCGATGTAGTCTTCAGCAGCCTGGAAGAATTCACGCCGCAACGCTCCGGTGAGCGTCCCATTGACGTTCAGACCCACATAAAGCTCCAGCCCACCCGCAAGCTGCACCCCCTGCTCTATCGCCATGTACCTCTTGCCGATGGTGCAGGCGAAAGGCATGTTCGCGCGAACGTCAGATGTTGCATGTTTAACCATGCGGAGCTGACCGGAAACGACACTGGTGTTCCCGGCGATGCCCGTACGATTGACATTGGTCAGACCGTCCGAGAAGTCGCCGTTTGTAACGAGGTTCCCGAAGCTGGTGGCTCCAGCAGCGGTGACATCGAACGAGACGGTCTTCGTGACATCCGAAACGCTGATAACGCCATTGTTCACTTGATCATAGAGCTTGCTGCGCTGAGCGGTTCTGGCGATCCATGACTCCTTGAAGCCTGATTTTTCATCCGCATTGGACACGCGCCGCACTTCTCGTCCGTCATCTGGCGAGCGCAATGTGATGTCCCCGGTTTCCGGCCCCAGGAAAGTGCGCCCGGGATAGATCGGGAATGCCCGCTCTGCCTCGCCCAGAAGGATGCGCCCCTCCGAGAAATCCGAACCGTCCTCAGCAGTGGCAATGGTCATGCCGATGTAGACGTTCGTTGCTGAAGCGTCCGTCGCCAGATCAAGCGTCGTTGACACTGAGCCGTCGTCGTTGAAAGCCGTTTCAAGGGTCAGGTCTGCCGTCTGCGCACCGGCCCAAACTGCCGTTTCGTCCACAGACATCGTGTAAAGACTGCCGCTCGATGCCTCTGTGAAGCTCGCGGGACTGCCGTCGAGGTCGAGCGCGTTCGAAGCCGACCCACCGGCACCCAATCCATGGTACTGGAGGCCAAAAAGCGACGAGATTGCTACCACGCCACCCTGAGCGCCAACATCATCGGAGAAGAGAACGCTGTAGTCGTCAGGGGACAATGAATAGCCCGGCAGCTTTCTTGTGCCGATGTAGCGCCACCCCGGATACTGACTACCGAGCGAGTTTGCTGGCGTCGATGGATCTCCGAGATTGTCCACGCAAAGCCTGTGGGCGTAAACAGCGGTCCCGGCCTGAACGACGATAAAAGCCTCGTCGTCATCAATAGGGAGGTAGCGCTGTCTGTAGGCACCCCCGCCCCTACTAAGGGCGTGGGCGCCGGACTGCGCCCAGGACATCGCCTGAGAGTGCCCAAAGGACTGCATCAACCGATCCCGTGAACCGACGCATTCAGCCCCGACGGCGTGCCGCCGGTAACAGCCGCGCGCACCAGGCATGGCGGAAGCTCGAAGTTGCCCGAGCCCGCTGCGGTCTTGGTCGTGAACGTATCACCGCTGGCGTCGACGGCCAGCCAGGTCGACCCATCGTCCGGGGACCATTGCAGCGTCACGGTGGCCCCGCCAAAAGTGCCTGAATAGACCGAAAAGGCCCCGCGGCCACCGCTCCACTCGACCGCATCGCCGGTCTCGGCCGCATCGGTCAACAGGGCGTAACGTGCATTGGTGAAAGACATGGCTTGCCTCGCTTTGTCACGTGACAATAGCAGACAAATGATACAAGCGGCAACGGTCTAGCGGTTCAGCCCGATCTCTACCGCTTCGGCAGCGTCGAAAACCCGCAGCTTGTCGTGCGGCGTGTTCAGAACGCCGTCGTAAATCCAGATCGGCACGTCGAAATCTGCCAGCACACGCCGGATTTCAAGCTCGATCGCCACCCGCACGCCGGGCCCATCGACGACCGGTTCGGGCATGTGGACGCCGATTTCGCCGTCGACCTGGCGGGAGCGGCCGGCGAAGAACACATAGGCGCAGGCGCTGTAGCAGGCCTGGTTCTTCGGGATGATCGTGTCGAGCCCGTGCGCCGCGACGGCCTCGGCGATGGCCAAACCCGCCGTCACGTCGCCCCCTGGGCTCGAGAGGCCGACCGTCTGCAGGTCTGGGTAGGCCGCCAAGAGCGCGGAAAAGTGCTGTTCATCGCCGAACAGGATTTCACCCACCATAACCGCCACGGTCGGGTGTTCCGGCGCGACCCGGAACGGCCCGAAGACCTGTGTTTCGGCCGTTGCTGGCGCGCACATGGTGAGAAAAGCGGCGGTGGCGAGGATTCGGATCAAAACAGACGTCCGTTGATGGGAGAAGCGCCGTACATGTTCGCGGCCAGGGCGAGCGCAGAGACCCGGTCATCGCAGCTCATGCCCAGAAACCGCAGGCAAAAGTCCCGCTCGACCGGCGAAAGTTCATCGTCGCGCAGCGCCGCTTCGATATTGGCGTCATCCACGTTGCAGTCCTCGATAATCGCATGGAGCGGCCCGAAATCGTTCAGCCGTTGGCGCAACAGGGCCGCCTCACCAACCTCGATGGTTAGAGTCTGCTTGAACTCGCCGGTACACAGTTCGCACATCGGTTTTGGCCCTTTCTGGTTCGATCATAGGCCGCTGAGGGGTTGAGAAAAAGGCCCCTCTGCGTCAACTCAGAGGGGCCAGTGTCGCCGGGGATGGAGTTTCGGCGATCTGAAATACTCGGTCAGACGGCTCCGGTGATCAGCGCAATCGCACCGACCAGCATCAGCGTTCCCAAGCCGGACGCCACAGCCGCGATGCCGACCGAAGCGATCAGATCGCCGTTGCTGGCGCGTTCCGTCGAGGGCGTGGCGGACTGCATGAAGACGAGAAGCGCGCTAGTTAGCAGCCAAAGAACCAAGAAAGTGATCAGGGGCCAAGTCATGCGGCTTCGCTCCGTTCCGCCCGACGGCGCTCCATGTCGGCCAACCACATGGGCCGCTGCGTCTGAAAGTGGACGCTGAAAAATGGGAGGTTCAGCCCCATAAGACGGCCATTACTCACGCGGTAGAAGCCGAGGCGAACTTCCCGGCGCCATCCTGTGAACGAAACGCCGAGAACCCAGCGCCACGTCAGGCTCTTCGGGTTGTGCCACGAAGCGATGTTGAACGTGCGCTTGGCGCTGGTCCGGTTGAACATGGAGAAGCCGCCGATACGCATGTCAGGCCGCCTGCAGATCGGCCTTGAATGCCGGAATGTCGTAGCGGGAGATGGTCTTGCCGTGGTCGTTCATGACGTAGGCCATGCCGCCAAAGAGGCCAGCGATGAAGGTGTCGCCGTTTCGGAGCTGGAGATAGCCCATGTCGTGCTCTTCGGGGCAGAAAGTGATTTCGCCGGCTTCGTAGAGCTTTTCGACCTGATATGCCTCGGCATTGGCCGTGTTGGCGGGGGTATGCCAGGTGATGTGCTTGACGGTGAACATGTGCTTCGTCCTGTGTGCTTCTGACGGCTGGACGGTAGCTCGGCTGTCCGATGATGTCAACGGACAAATGATACAAACGGGACGCTGCGGGCGTATCGGGCTTTTAGGCCTGAAAGATAGGTCAGACGTGTTGTCCTAATCGGAATTTGAGGCGAAAATTTCTCCGGGCGTGGCCCACGCACCCGTTCGGCGCGATCGGTGTATCCGCCGGGGGTCTGGGCCGGCCTGGCAGGTCTCGAGCCGCTCAATCGCAGCGTCAACTAGATTACTAATCTAGTAGATCATCGAGCAATCACAGGCACTTAGCGTTGACGGTTGGGCACTCTTTGCGCGCAATCAGTCAAAAACGCCCTGTTGATCGTCGATCGACGATGGTTCAGCATCGATCACAGGCCGGGCTCGATCAGCTGCTGCAGCGCGCAAGCGCTCAATCTGCTGCTGGATCTCGTCGGCTGTCATTTCGTGCGGCTCTTTGGCCTCGCTGCCCTCGCCTTGGCCTACGCTGTATTTCATGACCAGGCCGGCGGCCGTGTTTTTGTTGTTATCCGTGGATTTGGGGCTGCGCAGAATGCCCTCGAGCGTGTCCAGGGCGAGCGGCAACAGTTCATTGTTCAGCCTGGCCAGCTGCTGACGCTTGATCGATTCCTGCACTGCTGGCCGTGCCAGTGCCTTGGAGCCCGAAACCTCGGGGAAGGCGTAACCTGCCTTTTCGGCCGCATACCCCACCGCGCCGGTGTCCGCATAGACCTGAGCAAACCTGCGCTCTTGAGCCGTCAATTTCCCGTTCCTGAGCGGCATGGAGCCTCCGAGCCTTATCGCCTTGATGTGGTAATATCTTACCGCCAAAACGTCCTAGTCGCCAATGCGGTATCATAATACCACATCGCCGATTTGTGCATTTTGTCGCTTGACGTGTATTACAATGTGACATACAAAAGAGACAACGCAAACACGGAGACCTATCATGGCAACTTTCAGAATGAGCGCAGAACCTGCCAAGCCTAGCAACTACGGCGGCTTTACCGTCGTGATGGACCTTACTGGCAAACCAGACCCGTTTCCCCGCCGGGAAGTCGAAGCCAAGAGCGTTACTGAGGCCCTAGAAGCCTTTGATGCCTATAAGGCAGAGGCTGCCGCAACAGGCTTGGCGCTCGCCGTGTGCATCCGCCTCAAGGACGGGAGCCGCGCGCCGAATGGCTGGAAAGCCGCCAAGGCTGCAATGCCCTTTTACCACCCCATCAACGTCTAACCCCACAACAAGCGCGCCACAAGCGCGCCTATCCTGTCCAATTTGTAACCCTTGGAGACTGACAAATGCCAATTACCGCTGAAGACCTCGTGAGAAGAGAAGTTCACTACTGCGTTTCGTTCCTTGTGAGCACGCTTGCCCAAGGCCAAGGAACGATCATTCTCAACCGCCTTGCCGATAACCCGCTTGGCGATGTCGTCGATCAGGCTGTCGAGCTCTGCTACGGCCTAGACGATTACGAGGAAGCCGCGATCCAGGAAGGCTGGACCGTCGAAAACGACATGTTCGTTAATCACCGGGAAGAAACGACCGCTGAGCGCGCATCGCCGCTTGACGCTTGCGGCTGGGAAGACCTTTGCCGCGAATACGACATCGAGCCCTATCAGCGCGAAGTATTCGAGCACTGGATCGTCAGCGACTGGCTTGCCGACCGCCTGGCCGAAAAGGGCGAGAAGGTCGACAAGGATTTTGCCGGCATGACGGTTTGGGCGCGCACCACAACCGGGCAGGGCATTGCGTCCGATTCCGTCATTGAGGCCATTGCGGCCGATCTGAACCGGGAGGGCTGAGCCATGATCAGCGCCGCCTCTCTCCGCAACATGATCCCGCCCGCCGGCGGTTGGCCAAGCGCTCGCCAGCAATGCCGCCGGGCCGCAACGTTCGCCAAGCAGAGCGGACAATCGTACACAGCCCCAATAGGCCGTCACTGGTTCACTGTCCAGGATGGTGCCTTTATCCAGCCCTGCACCGCGGGAAGCGCCTATTGCCGCATGGTCAGCATCATGTTCCTGAACGGCTGCCGTGAAATCCAGGATAAGACCTCGCGACGTATGCGCCTCAACGCTGCCATTCGCTGGCGCAAAGACGCGGCATTCACCGGCTGGCGACTGCCATGACCCTGATCATTCTCGCCGGCGCATTGGGCTGTTTGGTCTTCGCCGTGCTGCCCTGGTGTGTTGGGAGGCTGGCAGGTGCCCTCGCCAGAATTGTCCTAAGCCGGATCCGCCCACCATGAGCCGCCCCACCTGGGCGGCTTTTCTTTTGTCTGGGCTTTGGCCTCCCCCTTGTGCTTGCTCGCCCCTAATTCCTGGGGCTGGTGGCAAGCCTGGAGCGCGAAGTATGAGCGAAGCGCGGAGGCGGCGCGGCTCGCCCGCCCCTATAGGGGGTATTTCCGCCTATTTCCGCCTCAATAAAATCAATGACTTAGCGGAGTATTTCCGCCATGCTCCGCCTCTATTTCCGCCAACCCTCATTTTCTATTTCCGCCAACGATTTCAAGCGCTTACAAGCCTATTTCCGCTTTTCCGCCTATTTCCGCCGCTATTTCCGCTTTTCTATTTCCGCCGCTATTTCCGCCGACATCTTGTCTGCTTTCTGGCCTAATCGAAGACGCCCCCTCCCTCTACGGGCTCCCAGGCGCCGCACACTCGCAGCCCTTTACGCTTGGACTTTTTGTCCGCAATCGCTTCCTCTATGACACCGGACTGAATCCACAAGGCCAGAATATCGGCCGCTTGTTCCGCCGAGAAAGCGAAGTCCTGGACCATGCGCCGCTCGAAGAAACGCTCTTTGGCGTGGTGGGTGCGGCCCCACGGTTCGCCCGCGTTCCAGGCGTCCTCTATGGCCTTTAGGACCTCTCTTGTGGTGGAAGGGCTTAGGACCACTTCCGGGGCATCGCTGACTTCCGCCCGCGACGGCACAAGGCTGGTCTGGCCTTCGCCAATGTCCACGGTCTCAAACCGATAGGGCTCCGTCCAGCCGTCCGGCGCGTCCTTTTGCTTCTCGCAGGTCAGGCGGCCGATCGTGCTGCCCGTCTTGCGCTCGAGCTTGAACACAAAATCACCCGCCCCCAGCAACACCGTGGATCCGCGCATGTCGCCATTCTTGCCGGCGTGGTGAACCCCCAGGACTGCGCAACCGAACTCTTCCTTGATCCGGTCGCAGGCGCGAACGAAAAGCGTCATCTCTTTCTGCAGGTTCTCGTCGGCGCCGGGCATGGCGCGACTGACCGTATCGACGATCACCAGGCATGGGCGCCGCCCAGCGCTGCGCACCGTCCGCAACAGCTTGTCGATGTCCTCGGCGCTCATGAAGTCGATGGTCTTCTCGATCATCAGGAAGCGATTAGGAAGACTTTTTACCCCGCGCTCCTGGGTCCACGCCTTGACGCGGTTTCTGAACCCGAACGAGCCTTCCGCTGCGATATTCAG